CTGCAACAATTCTCATCCAGGGAGACACCCGCACAGTTCAACACTCGTCGAGAAATGTCTCCTCTTCCAACCTTCGCGAAGTCTGCACTCAATGATATTCGGAATGCTATCTATCAACCGATGATCGACATTGTTCGTCGGGATGGGAGTGAGGCTTATCTGAATGCAGTAGCTGGAAAAGAAATGGGTGTTGATAGACGTGGGGCAAGTATGAACGCCTTCATGGGTCAACAGGTTTTGGAAGAGTTGTTGGTGATGGGTCAAGTTGGCATCTTTGTGGATGCCCCCATGGTCAACACTCAAAGCCCAACTCTTGCAGACGTTGGAGATTTCCGTCCCTTCTTGTATCCCTACAAGGTCGAGGACATCCTCAGTTATTCTCAAAACCAACCTGAGCATCCCTCAGAGTTCAGTTCACTTCTCCTGAGAGATTCCGTCATTGAGTACGACAGTTCTTCGGGGTTGCCTACCCAAGAGGTAGAACGATATCGCCACCTTTACCTCGACGATGATGAAAAGGTGAGTATCCAGTTCTACAATGGAGATGATGAGCCTGTTGACAGAGACGGGGAACCTTCAGGTCCGATTCAATTGAACCTGACCCGCATCCCTTTCATGCTTCTTGACATTGGGCAGAGCCTCCTGATTGATGTGTGCGAATACCAAATCGCTCTGTTGAACCTGGCATCATCCGACGTGAACTACACGCTCCAAGCCAACTTCCCGTTCTATACTGAGCAAGCTGATATGCGTAAGGTGGGTAGCCACCTGAAGAATACAGCCAACCCAGATGGAACGGCGACAGCAGGTGGGCAGGGCGCCCATGACAAGGAAGTCAAGGTAGGGGTGACACAGGGACGACGGTACGACAAGGATACTGATCGACCTGGTTTCATCCATCCCTCCAGCGAACCTCTGAAAGCCTCCATGGCTTTGCAAGAGAAGATGGAAGGTGATATCAAGAGACTGGTCAACTTGGCTGTGAAGACTCTCGCGACACGAGCGTCGGCTGAGTCTAAGTCAATGGACAACCGAGGGCTCGAAGCCGGGTTGTCATACATCGGACTGAAACTCGAAGCTGCTGAGCGGCAGATCACCGAGTACTGGTCGGCATATGAGCAAGCTGACAGAAGGCAACGCAAGATTGCTACGATCAAGTATCCAGATCGATACAGCCTCAAAAGTGATGAGGATCGTATCAGTGAAGCTAAGAAGCTCAGCGACGTTATCATCGGAACTCCTAGCAAGACTGCTCGAAAAGAGCTTTGGAAGACCAACATCATGACCCTCCTTGGGGGGAAGGTCAGCCCCGATGTAGTCGCCAAGATTATGGCAGAGATCGACACGTCGAAATTCACAACCGCCGATCCCGAAGTAATCATCCAAGCTAAGGATGCTGGGTTGGTTGGTGAGCAGTTGGCATCTATCGCTCTGGGTTTCCCAGAAGAAGAATACCTCCAAGCTCGCGAAGACCATGCAGCAAGGTTGAAGTTGATTGCAGATCAACAAGGCGTCATTGATATAGCACCTTATGGTGCCGCCTCAAGAGGTGTCGTCGATCTCGATGATAACCCTGCAAATTCTGGCTCGACTGAAAAGAAGGAGAGTCGAGAAACTGACGAAAAAGAAACCACAGTGGATCGTACCCGTGGTGACGGTAAGAAAATTAAGAAAGAGGAGTAAACCATGGGTGGATTCGTAAGTATTGCGAGAGAATCAAGTGATCATTTCACGACTGGTCATGGGGTTGCTGGTGCTGCCAAATCACAAGTCGCAACTGCCGAGATGCTAGTTGACAAGTATGTTGAGATCAAGGCTGACTTGGCTAACACCAACAACGTCTATGTTGGGATCGCCAATGTCACGACAGTTATTGGATACTGTCTGGATGCCGGTGAGTTGATTCGGATTCCGATCGACGATCTCAGTAAGGTCTGGGTAATCGGTGGAGCCGCCGCCCAAGGCTACTCATGGCTTGCCGTCTAAGGAGGTGACCCTTGTCTATTACCAGTGCCTATTATGGAAACCTTCTGGAAGCGGATGAGTACTTTGCTCTTCGTCTCCGTGAGAGAGCGTGGACCAGCGCTAATCCTGCTGACCGACCCAAAGCTCTCTGGGCTGCATCAGTGATCATTGATGCGTTGAACTACAAGGGATACAAAAGCACCGTTTACACACTCTTGGAAGCCACCCCACTTGCAACCGATGAAGAGATTCGTATGGCTGAAGCGGCTCAAGACTTGGAGTTCCCCCGTGGAGCCGACATCGTGGTCCCAGAGGCTATCCGTCGAGCGTCATACGAGATCGCTCATGAGTTGCTTGATGGAAAGGACCCCGAGATAGAATTGGAAACCCTCGGGATTATCAGCCAGAGTTACGCAGCGGTGAGAACATCCTACTCCAGAAATCAGGTCCCCATCGAACACATCATCAACGGCATTCCAAGCTCACAGGCTTGGCGTTGGATCAGACCCTTCCTCCGTGAGGACGATGCCATCGTACTTGCCCGTATCAGTTAGGAGACACTCATGGCTTTGCTTTGGATAGAAGGCTTTGAAGGGATGGGGACAACTCTAACTGGTCCACCGTCTCCTGTGGGTATATTAGGGCGTAAATACCCTTCGGTCTTTGATGAATCAACAATGAATATTGTAGCCGGTCGAAGTGGGTATGCACTCCAAATCGACACTAGTATAGCTTACATGTTCTCACCGAACCTCACTACCGATGCTACAATGATCTTCGGTTGTGCCATCAAGATGGTAACATTGCCTGCCACCTCACACGAGAGTACGTTAGTCTCCCTGGTAGATGGGTCCAATATCGGAATCAACTTGAGAGTGCAACCAGATGGTACGATTGATGTCTACAAGTTGAATACCTTAGTAGGTAGCACCGTCCTTGCGATGTCACAAAACACCTGGTACTACTTGGAATTGAAAGTACTCGTAGCTGCTTCAGCTACAGGTACAATCGACCTGGTGATGAACGAAGCTACTTGGTTCCAAGTGTCAAGTATGGTAACCCAAGTGACACCTAATGCATGGCATTCAGGTTTCAGACTTGGGGATGTTGATGCTGTAGCACACTACGACGACATTTATGTGTTGGATGGTACAGGATCAATCAACAACGATATCTTGGGACCACGTAAGGTTGTAGCGATCCACCCTGATGCGGCAGGCGACGATACTGATTGGACACCTGATGCAGGGGACAATTATGACCGAGTCAACGAAGTCGAGTTGGATGAAGACACCACTTATGTCGAGACTGATACCCCTGGTGATCAGGACTTGTACAACTACGGTCCGACTGTCAACCTGTCAGAAATTACCGGTATCCAAATCGTTGTAGATGCAAAAGTCACGACGGGCAGTATGGAGTTGCAAACGGTAACGAAGTCTGGCACAACAGAAGACACCGATTCCCATGGAACCATCGTCTCTACTAGTTATGGTTCTCATTCTACAATCGAAGAATTGAATCCGGATACATCACTTCCCTGGACCCCTGGTGAGATTGATGCAGCCCAGTTTGGTGTCAAGGCAGTCTAGCTGGAGGCACCATTATGGCTATCCGTGTTTCAAGGCAGCGGGCTGAAGTTCTCAATCTCCAGGAACCCAACGTACGAGTTTCAAGACAACGTGTTGAAGCGCTAACGATCCAAGCCTCTAACTTGAGAGCTTCTAGGCAATTTGTTGAACTCTTGGTAGAAGAAGCTCCCAACTTGAGAGCTTCTAGACAGTTTGTTGAGGTTCTTGGATTCAGAGAATTCAACACTCGCGTCTCACGACAGTTTGTCGAACTGCTTGTCAATGAAGACCCTACCCTGGTGGTCTCAAGGCAATTCACTGAACTGCTGATGGTTGAGAATCCCAACCTTGTTGTATTTCGACAATTTGTTGAGGCGTTGGCACCTGTCAACATCTTCCGTCCTTCGGCGTCCTCACTGTTGGTCTTACAACATGGGATATACATCGATATGGGCTATCACATCACAGTTGAATACTATGGAACTCTCCAGGAAGCAAACGACTACTTTGGTAATCGCCTTCATGAGAGAGTCTGGTCGAAGTCAAGCCCAACGAATCGGGAGCGAGCCCTCTGGGCAGCCTCCCTCATCATTGATGCTCTGAACTTCAAAGGAGATAAACATTCCGAGTCCCAGTGGTTGGAGTTCCCTCGGGATGATGACACGGAAGTTCCAGAAGAGATTCGAGTGACATCCTATGAGATTGCTCACTCCCTACTTGATGGGAAAGACCCCGACTTAGAACTTGAAGCCTTGGGTATTATCAGTCACAGTATCCAAGACACAACGACAAGTTATAGTCGGCAACAGGTTCCTATCGAACATATCATCAACGGGGTACCTAGCGAACAAGCCTGGCGTTTGTTGCGACCGTTCCTCCGAGAAGATGATGCCATCGTACTCTCTCGGATTTCTTAGTCCGAGACTCACGTTCACTGACTGCGTTAGTCAGGTTACATGGTCATGCTATGGACCGTTACTTGCATGACTTAACATCCAGCGGGTTTGTTTGGAGATTTTCCATGTTTGATGAGAAGTACTTGTTCCTGTCCGTTTCTGAAGTTTCTTGTTTTGATAACGAACCCGCCGGTGATCCGCCCGCTGGTGATCCGCCCGCTGGTGATCCGCCCGCTGGTGATCCGCCCGCTGGTGATCCGCCCGCTGGTGATCCGCCCGCTGGTGATCCGAAGATGCACACCCAGGAGGCTGTCAACAAGATCGTCGAAGAGCGTCTCGCACGGGATCGTAAGAGTCGTGAAGCCGCCCACAAGGAATCGTACACCAAGTTGGAAGGAACCTACAACGATCTTTTGGCCAACAAGAGTTTGTCTGATGAGGTTCGGGCGAAAGCCGAATCCGAATTGGATGACGTTCGTAACGAATTGCGAACAAAAGAGGAACGGGCTAAGCATGAGAAGGATCAACTGCAAACATCTTTCGAGAAGCAGTTGAACCAAGAAAAAGCCGACCGTGAAATGTGGGAGAATCGTTTTCATGATTCGAGTATCTCCCGTGCCTTGCAGGATGCAGCGGTGAGTAATGATGCCTACAACTCCGATCAGGTGATGCGTTTGCTTCAACCTATGACCAGTCTGAAGCCCGTTGTTGACGAGACAACAGGTAAGGAGACAGGTCAGTTTCGGACAGTTGTCGACTTCCCCGACCATGATGAGACGGGTGCAGAAGTCACTTTTTCTGGTACACCAGATGATATCGTTAAGCGAATGAGAGACCTGAAAGATTATGCTAATCTCTTCAAGAGCAACGTAGTCGCTGGTCTTGGTGCCAATAACACTACCGGTGGTGTCCACACCGGGCCAAATGGTCAAATCGACGTTACAAAGCTGACCCCAGCCCAGTATCGTAAGGTCCGTGAGGAGACACCCGAACTCCTCGGTCTGAAGGCAAAATGATCATCCCATAGTCGGGGGTATCCGAAAACCAAACTTTGTACACCGTTCTTATGGAGAACAACAAGATGAATTCTTTCTACCTCTGCAACTCGGAAGTTGCCTGCTATGCCAATGACAACGACGCTTACGTGCCCGAGAAGTGGGCGAATGAGGGTCTGATGCTCCTCGAAGAGAACATGGTGATGGCTCACTTGGTCCACCGTGATTTCGAGGACGAAGTCCAGCGTTTTGGTGACGTGGTCAACACCCGTCGACCGAACAAGTTCAAGATCAGCCGTAAGGTTGATGGTGACACACTGAGCTACCAGGACGCCCAAAGCACGAACGTGCCGGTCACCCTTGACCAGTGGTTCACGCAACCCTTCATCATCTATGATGGCGAAGACAGCCTGGGCTTCCAAGACCTGGTACAAATCTACCTGAAGCCCGCCCTGCTCTGCATCGCTAATGGTGTTGACCGTTCGGTGACAGGTCAGGTTCAACGGTTCTTCGGTTCGAGTGGTGCTGCCCGAGTTGGTCGCCTTGAGAACCTTCCGGCTGCGACCTCTAATGAGGTAGTGCTGGAAGCCCGTCAAGTGCTGAATGAGAATTTGGCTCCGATGGATGCCCAACGGCATCTGCTCTTGACTGCGGCGACCGAGACTGCCCTCTTGAAGAATGACCTCTTCGTGAAGGCTAACGAGCGCGGCGATGGCGGAACAGCCCTGGAGTTCGCCAAGTTGGGTCGTATCTATGACTTCAATTCCTGGATGGGTCAGAACGTGCCGAGCCTCGTAAGTGGCACGACCATTGTCGGTACAGTGACCGGTGCTGAAGTCGCTGGCGAAGCCGGTGCCCTTACCTGTACCCTTGGTGCCACCGTCGTTGGTGAGTTCATCAATGTTGCCGGTAACGATCAGCCCACGTTCTGCACGGCAATCACCGCTGCGACCACGGACTTCACGCTCAATGAGCCCCTGAAGTACGCGACCGGTGCTGGTGCTGTCTGCACGGCGTACACGTCAGACACTGTCAATGCTCCTGGTGCCGTGACCTATCCCATCGGTTGGTCCAAGATCATCGGGATGGATAACATCGCCTACTGGACCATCGGTCAACTGTGTGCCTTTGGTGTTGGTGCCGCTCGTCGGACTTACACGGTCATCGAGATTGATGGCAACGATGTCATCCTCGACCGTCCCCTGGAAGTTGCCGTGACCGATGGTCAGGCTGCCTTCCCTGGTCCTCAAGGTAACATGAATATCGCGTTCCATCGCGAAGCTCTTGCCTTGATCACACGTCCTCTCGCCTTGCCGCGAGCCGGGACTGGTGCCCAAGCTGCCGTCGCGAGTTACAATGGTATCTCGATGCGGATCACAATGCAGTACAGCCAGTCCGATGGTGGTACTCGGGTCAACTGCGACATGCTTGCTGGCTTGGCTGTCCTTGACACCAACCTCGCGTGCGTCATGCTTGGCTAAACCCTGTGATGTTCAAGACTCGCCCACCGGGGTCTCCCGGTGGGTGGTCTTTCTTTTTTCGATTGCCAGGGGAGACAAGTATGATGGATTTTCTTTTCGCCTTTAATGGATTGTCCGATATGGGTTGGCTGTTACAAAATTTTGGACCGCTCATGACGGCAGTGATATTCTTCATCTGGCGCGACTATTGTCGCGAAGACAGACTTTCAACACGAATCAAAGAACTTGAGGAAGAGCAACGTGAAGTTATTCTTCCTCTAGTGAAAAGCTGCACGGAAGTGATCACCAAGAACACGCAAGTGATGGAACAGAATGTAAAGGTGATGGAACGCCTGAATAGTGTCATTGATCGGACCCTCACCTAAGCGAGACCGCCATGTATCCTGCCGAACTAGCTCTCAAGCGTACCATCACCCGTACGCTCTATATGCTGAAGCGACAGTACGGTGGCTCTATCGACATCTACACCCTGACCAGTTCGATTACCAATCAAGAGACTGGTGTCACAACTATTGTCAAGGATGTCGTGCATGTTGATCGTGCGGTCGTACTACCCGCCCAAATGCAGAAAGAGGTACGTAAGAGTATCTCTCAAATCTCTGCGAATAAGACGTTCGTAGTCGGTGGGACCTACGATGCTGGTCGTCGCATTTTCATCGTTGATCGTGATGACACTCCTGCACTTGATCTTACCAACAACAGCTACCTCGTTTATCGTAATCGGAAGTACGAGATTGAATCATTCCAAGAGTACGAGTTTGAGTCGGGCTGGATAATTGTTGGGAGGGAACTCATTGGAGAAGTCCCGGAACAAATCTATCTACTCAGCGCTGATAACCTTCTCACGTTAGAAGGAGGGATCAATGTCAGCTAATCCTAATTGGGCCAGATGGATATTCGCCTCTATTGCCAAAACTCTAACAGCAGTTGCTACCACCAATAGCATCCCAGTGATTGTTGAAGGAATTGATGACGAGACGGATACGTTCACAAAAGAAACAGATCGTGTTGAGATTCGTATCAATGGTCCTTATACCCGTCAGCTATCGGGCGAGTACCAAATCTTTATGGACGTGAACATAATTCTGACAAGTCGCTTTGGTGGACAACAAAAGAACAGGCACGCGATCCTGACAAACGCGGGTCTCTTTCACTCTGCTATGGATCAGGCTATTCTAATCTACAAGTATGGTAGCACACTTGTGGATGATGACTCCTACTTGGGTTGTTTAGTGCCCCGCTCGGGGAAGAATGATACCATACGAGTGTTACACTTCGGGAAGGTTGATCCCACCGATAAGGTCAAGCAATCCGTGGTCGATGCTCGTTACGAAATGTTCCTCTCAACGGAGTAGACATGTTCCTTTATGTGATAACCAATCTCATCAATGATAAACAGTATGTCGGCATCGCTGTTGATTATGAACGTCGATGGTATCAACATCGTTCTGGATACGGTTCCAAACTTGTATATCAAGCCATCAAGAAGTATGGTATCAAGAATTTGGATTTCAAAGTCATCTGCAAAGGGGCAGAGACATATGTGAAAGAAACAGAAATCCGAGCCATACATATACTGAACACGATGGCACCCTCTGGTTACAATCTGACAGAAGGTGGCGAAGGCTCACATGGTTGGAAAGCATCTGATGAGACACGGAAGAAGATGAGCGAAGCTCACAAAGGGACAATTGGCCAGAAAATGTCTGATGCTACCAAGCAAAAGATACGAGAGTCCAGATTGGAGTACAAGAGAGGAAAGCATCCAAAGGCAACAGTCCTCATTATCAATGGAGTCACCTTTGAATGTATCCAAGATGCAGCCGAGACTCTTGATGTTGCTTACTCAACTTTGTGTTCTTACCAAAGAGGGCTCGGAACAAATGTATTTGATTATCCACCTAAGAAGGAAGTCTTCAATGTGAATGGTGTGGAGTATACGTCAAGATTGGAAGCAGCCAGGGCTCTTGGAATTTCCAATACTACGATTTGTAATGCTTGTAAGAAAGCTGGATCAAACACATTTGAATACCATGGTAGACCCAAAGGCAGCCAACACCCTAAAGCTGTTAAGGTTACCATCAATGGTAAGAGGTATGGATGCCTGAAAGAGGCGGCTAAAGACTTAGGGGTCAATTATTCGACCCTACGAGATGCCCGTCGTAGGGCTAGTTCAAACATGTTTATCTACAAAAGGGGTAAAGACCCCAAAGGAGAATAAGATGGCCCGCTTGGAACTCAAAAACTGTGTGATCAAACTGAAAGAAGGTCTCAGGGGTACAGGTGCAATTAACGAACCCACCACTGCCCCAGTCGCAACCGATACCGAATTTGACTTGGACACTCTCGTCCTTAGCGCGGGCGGTCTCGGAACTGATGTGGTTCCACTGGGTGCAAAGTTTGTTGTGGCTGGCGAAACCATCACTACAACTGTCCACACTGTCACAGGACGGACACCCTCTGATGGCTCGGCGACTACAACCAATATCATCTTCACACCCGCACTTGGTGCCGGGACATACGCTGATAGTGGTGTTATCACCTTTCAGGCAATCGAACTGGAGATCAAGATCGGTGATGGCAATGTGACCTACACCGAAGCGAATGAGTATGAGTACGATCTCGACCGAGGCGTCCTCGATTCCGTTCGCGCCGGTGACCAGGTTCCGATGGACGTGAGTCTTGACTTTGTCTATGAGTATATCACCACAGGGACCAGCGAGACTACGTCTCCGATGGACGCCTTGAAGCAAATCGGTGATGCCTCTGAGTGGCGAAGTTCGTCTACCGATCCTTGTGAACCCTACGCCGTTGATGTCGAGGTGATTCACACCCCAATCTGCACCACGCAGGAAATCGAAACGACTGTCTTTCCGGACTTCCGTTCAGAGAGTCGTGAACCCGATCTGGGTGAAGCCTCCGTATCCGTTTCCGGTCGTTGCAATGCGACTCAACCTACAGTCACCCGAACCGCCCATCCGTAAGGAGGTGTATCATAGCCCGCCTGGAATTGAAAAATTGCGTCATCCGATTGAAGGATGGCTGGGCTGGAGCAGCCCTAGTTGACGACACATCGCTTTCCGGGTCCGATACGACTATGGAAATCGATACGCTGTCTGGCACACCCGCTTCAACCACTATTGTTCCCGTTGGTGTGCGTTTCACAGTTGATACTGTGGCTGACACCATTTTCACCATCTCTGCTGTCAACTCCAATGAGCAACAAGAGATCGATCTTGACACACCCACAAGTGGAACTTTCACACTGGACTTCATGGGTGCAGGACCAACAGCGGGCATCGCTTATGATGCCCTGGCATCGGCTGTTCAGTCGGCTCTTGAACTGCTTTCGAGTATTGATTCCGGTGACATTATAGTCACTGGTACAGCCCCTGTCTTCGTCGTGGAGTTCAGAGGTCAATACCTCGGAACCGACGTAGCCCTCATCGTTATTGATGGTAGTAGTCTTGTAGATGCCGGTAGTGAGGCTGTCACAGTCTTGCACGCCGGTGCAACCTCTTGGGAACTGACGTTCACACCGGCATTAGACGCTCTGGATATGCCAACCAACGATGACGTGATCACGTTCCTTCCACAACAACTCGAAATCAAAATCGGTGATGGCAACGTAACCTACACCGAAGCGAGTGAGTTCGAGTACGATCTCGACCGAGGCGTTCTCGACACCGTTCGTGCTGGGGATCAGGTTCCGATGGACGTGAGTCTCGATTTTGTTTACGAGTACATCACGACAGGGACCGGTGAAGAGATTTCACCAATGGACGCCCTGAAGCAGATTGGTGGAGCCTCTGATTGGGTTTCCAGTTCTGCTGACCCTTGTGAGCCCTACGCAATCGATGTGGAAGTTGTTCACACCCCGATTTGCACCACGCAGGAAATTGAAACGACTGTGTTCCCGGACTTTCGTTCGGAGAGTCGTGAACCCGACCTGGGTGAGGCATCTGTTTCTGTTTCTGGTCGCTGTAATGCTGTCCAACCAACTGTGACACGAACAGCGCATCCGTAAGTTTTACAGTCTGGGTGAGTACACCACTCACCCAGACTCTATTTGAGGGAGATCAAAATGAAGATTAGTGGTATCGATCCGTCGACTATGTCGAACGAAGTGTTTCTCGTTTTGCCTCGTGGCGAAAAAGAGATTGTCTTTCGCGCCATGGGAGTTCCCGACTACGAAGAGTTCAACAAACTCTGTCCCGAGCCCACGGCACCTAAAATCAACAAGCCAAAAGAAGGCTGGGTAGATAATGTTGAAGAGCCCGGCTATCGTGATATGATGAAGACCTATGGTCTGAAGCGTTTCGCCTGGCTAATCATCAACTCTCTGGAACCCAGTGATATCGAGTGGGAGACTGTCAATCCTGACAAACCTTCT